CTTTATTTGCTTTTACTGATAATGTTAGATTATCTGTTGAAACTACATCTAGGTTTGTATCAAATGAAGAATCATCCCATTTGAACTCTAAGCATGGTGGATATATCGTATTAGTATTTGCAGAGAAGTATTTCAATACAATATTTCGACCTGTTTGAAATTCGTTAGCATTATCTAATTTAAGAATATATCCATTATTAGAGATGTTATTAAGTACGTCTCCTTTACTGTGATTGTAGTGTTGTATTACGCTATCAGTAATATTAATAGCTAAATCGTGAGTTGAATCTACATTGTGAGTTTGGAAGTGATCAAATGATACTCCAAAAGAGCCTGTATACCATATACCACCTTCTACGTCTGGTGTTGTGTAAGATCCTGTTGTTAGCGCTACTAGAGGAGAAGTCCAGTACGTCTCAGGTTTACTGTATAGCCAATTTACTCCGTCAGTAGCATACGGACTATCACCGAACCTACCGGTACCTCTATCCCAAGAATCATAAAGAGGATAAGCACTAATTGTGTAGGTAGTAGGAGCTTCTTTTCCTTCTGCTAAATACATTTTAATACTCGCGGAGAAGTTAGTTGAACCGATAATATTATCAACTACGTCGACTTGTTCTTCGGAATTAAAAGCAATAAGTGATCGTGCAACAAACGAATCTTCTCCTATATAGTAGGAATCAATTTCCATAATTGCGTCTAACCCTGCATTGAATAGAGGGTATCTCGAATATATCGTAGAAGTTTTCTCTGGGAAGATTCTGTAAACTGCCATTGTTTTTTAATAAATATTTTATAAAGTAGTTATGCGTCCTTCAATATCTGTATCTGGGAATTTTACTTCGAAAATACATGGATCGTAAGAAGGGTACACAATATTATTCTTAGTTGCACCTTTTACATCATACCCGTACTTGGAGTAAGCGCCACCTGCTTTATTGTATACTTCGATATGTCTTACTGTCTGCACTCCTTTGACTTTGTCTAGTAAAGTATAGATCTTAGAAAGGTTAATGGATTGGTTAATACTCCATTTTTCGATTGCGAAGTAATCTCTTAAAGCTTCAGTACATCTGGTTAGTACTTCGTGACCAGCCGCTGATGGTCTTATGATTATATCGTACTTAACTCCGATGTTGATTACATATGCATCTTTTATATTAACTGCATCAGTAATAAGTCTATATTGACCTAAGTACGTTTTTAAGTTCTCTTTTAGGGATACATTAGCATTAACTACGTTCTTATTGGAGTCATAGGCAAGTGTATACATTGATAAAGATAGTGGGTTACTGTCTATAATTGCATCAGCTGTATTTTGATTAGATTGTAATTGATCCTGTACAGTATATACCTTAGCAATAGATCCTAGATGAGAAGGCATTGTGAGGGCTCTGATGTTATAATCTTCTCTAGTTACGACTCTCAACTGTTCGTTGAATGACCGTAAACTGTTTTGACGTAACTCTTCAATAGTATCTCCATCCCTACCTCCTGTTGCAGGTTTTGGATTATTTACTTCTAATGTACCTTGATATGTTAAATTCGTAGCAGTTACTTTATTCGTAATATTTGCTATATTTGTTATAGTATTTGCAGGTACATTTGCAGAAACACTTCCTCCGGTTAAATACGTAACTGTTAATGTTCCTTGAGGAGCAATTCCATATGCTCCTGTGTACATAAAGTTTGATGGATCGTAAGCTATATCTATTTTGGATACACCGAATATCTGATCACCTAACCCTACATAAGTTGGATCTGGTGTGATTGAGGTATCGTCTACTCCATCTTGCCCTGCACCAAATTGGATCTCTAAGACACCGTTAGATTTAAACCTAGTTACAAATCGACGAGGTGCTTTAGTTACTTGCAGTACATAAGGAGTATCTTGTCTGTCGTTTGATGCAGGGTTTAATTCTTCTGTTAAGATCGTATCTTGAGCTAAGTAAGGAACTTCTCTCCATTCATTACCATTTTCATCAGTAATCGATAATATACCGAGTATATCTGTATCGGTTAAATTTAATGTTGTAAATCTTTCAATAGAAGGTATATTAAATTCCTTTGTTTTAACTTCAGCAGAATAAGCTTTTACGTGCTTAGTTAACTTAAACTTAGAAGGTGTTCCTCCTATAACTTCACTAATTAAAATCTCAGTAGGATCATATGAACTTGAATACCAAAAATCTACTTTATCTTGAGTTAGAAATCGTACCGATCCGGCAGTTGATTCTAACTCTACATCCGGGGATATAGATAGAGCGAAATCAAAATCAGGAACTTTCTCTCCGTTTACTGTCTTAGCAGGTACTTCTTGAGAGATTTCTAACTCTACAACAGAAGCGGCACTTACTTTAGGACGGTAGCCCATCATGTAAGCAAGACTATATAAGTTACCTGGTTCTTGAGCATACTGTAGTAATGTCTCTTGTAGCTGTATATCTTGGTAAAAAGATAGTACGTCTCCTACGTATGCAGCCATTTCAACAAACATCATACCTGGTGATGTTGGTGAGAAGTCAGTGTACGTATCTGGGAAGTAGTTTTTAGCGTACTCTATTAACTGTGTACGAAAGTCACTAAAGGATTTATTACTGTACTGTATTTCGCGTTGCTGAGCCATTATTGTTCAAAGTTTATTGATACCTCATCGGTTATGTTCGTTTCTCTTATAGAATAAGCTAGTTTAAAGCTTACCAAGTTTTGATCTGGGTGTGACTTAAGTACTAATTCTCTTATCTGTAAAGTAGGAAAGTAGTTTTCTAAATCTTGTTTGATTCTCTCTCTTGCAAGCTCTGTAGAATCTTCAGTTATAGCTTCAAAGATAAAATCACGTAGACCGGATCCCATACTTAGATTTAATACCCTCTCATTTCTACCGGTTAAAAAGAAATTTATTAGATTACTCTTAATAGCATCTTTAGTCTGGAATGTAGAGTTAAATACAGCAGTACCTGAGAAAGGTACCGATACTCCAACTGCTGTTCTTGGTTGAAGGTCTACTGGGTTTATCTTTTGTATCTTATAAGCCATTATCCTCCGAAGCGTTCTTTATCTTTCTTGTTAGAAGTATTTACTATTGCTGCTGCTTTATTAATGAATCCTAATTGAGATAAATCTAATCCCTGTTTAGGTGCTGCGGCTACTGCTGCTGCTACTGCTTGAGGATCATCTGAGGTAGGTTTGATAGCTCTACCTTGAGGCATAAATGCTGCCCTATTAAAATTTTGAGCCATATCAGCTCTAAAATCTCCACCTATGTTTCGATAGTCTTCAGAAGTCATAGAAGATTTAGTCTCATTTAAAGCGTCTAGCATAGCGTTACCTGTCGGCTTATACCCGGCAGTAGGTGCTTGCTCTTGTATAGGTTGCTGCATTTGAGAGAGTTCCTCTTTAATAGCTTCCCGTACTGCTTCTTTAATAATGTTCTTAAAATCAGATGCTTTCATACTTATAAATAGTTTTAACCTAATTGGTTGTCAATTCTAAATTTAATCTCTTGAACTAAGATAGCAGTAGAGGAGCTGTACGATACAGGTCCTTGCAATACTACTACTCCAAATTCGTCTATAGCAATAGCATAACGTTGAGGAAGTTGAGCAGTAGATTCTGGTGTGCTTCTTATTTCTATTCTGTACCCATTATATTGAATAAGGTCTTGTACGTCAGTTGTAAATTCGTTTAGTCGACGGAGTGAATCTCCATTTTCATCTTTCTCGAGACATGATCGAAGTATAGCGTCTATAGCTTGTAATAGTGCTCTGAGTACGCTTAATTGTATGGCTATAAACTGCACAACTTTAGCAGCGTTACAAAGTACGTCTTCTAGTTTTTCTAGTTGTTTTTCGTACTTATTAATTTGTTTATCTATAATACGACCAGCTTGCACTAAAGGTCCTGTTGCTGCTGCTCCAATTCCGGATGCTGCTAATCCTGTAATCGTAATGTCGTTAGCAGTATTGAATATTTTTGCTTTATCAATAATAATATTAATAGCAGCTACCGTTGAGGAGGATATATTAATAGTTGTTTGCAGTTTTTCAAAGTTGTTTTGAAATATATTAGTTATTGAAACTAAGTTATTTGTAATGTTTATTAATCTAGTAAGTACAGGTTGTGTAGGGCAGCTTACTTTACTTGTAATAAATTCTGTTACTCTCGCAGTAATCTCTTCAGTTATATTCTGAACGCCTTGCTGAATATAGT